GTGAGTATCTATGAAACCACTCCTGTGAACTTGGGTTTGGGTTGGTGTTAAGAATTGAAAGGAAAAATCATGAAAGAAAAAACAATCGACTTTTTGTGTTTCATCGGATGCGTGATTGTGTTCGGTGGGATTGGTGTGATGTTGGCTTGGAGGGGATAACAATGAACATCAAATTCTTAACTCATGTCAGACGAATCTTTGCAACTTACGATGCGCCTCCTGAGACTATCCGTTCTTATCAACGGCAATGGGTTCGATCTGTAAGACAGCTCGGGAATAAATGGTTGATGGCTAAACAAATTGAAAAGGTAACACAATGAAACAAATCGCGACAGCGTTGGTCAAAGCGCAGAAGGCTTTTGGTCCTGCGCTCAAAACCTCTACAAACCCGCATTTCAAATCCCGCTATGCTGACCTGTCCGCTTGCGTTGAGGCCGTTATAGAGGGATTGAATGCCAATGGAATAGCTTTGGTTCAGCAACTAAGCGAGTGCAATGATGGGGTGATTGTGGAAACCATCTTCTTGCATGAGTCTGGTGAGAGCTTCAACTGCGGCAAGTTGCACATCCCTGCGGTGAAGCATGACGCGCAAGGTTATGGTAGCGCGTTGACTTACGCTCGGAGGTATAGCCTCATGTCAGCTTGCGGCATCGCGCCAGAAGACGACGACGGAAACTCTGCATCAAAGACAAGCAATGTAACGAAGGTTATCAAGAAGCCTGAGATCAATGAGAGTCAGATGCACGACCACTTGCTTGCCATCGATGCTTGCACATCAGAGGATGAATTGCGTAGAGCATTTGCTAATGCGTATCACGATTCTGCTCACAGCAAAGAGTGGCAAGGGAAAGTCATTGCCAAAAAGAATGAAGTCAAAACAAGATTGGAAGCTAAATGAAAATCAAAAGGTTCAGGGCTTCAAGTCTAGCTGACATTATGACAGAGCCAAAGACCAAAGGCGATACGCTTTCGGTTGGTGCAAAGACTGCGATCATCAAGATGGCCAAGGAGTTTGTTTACGGATATGACGAGCGCATATCAAACAAATACATGAGCAAGGGAACTCGAGTTGAGAATGATTCGATTGACTTGCTTAACGCTGTCTTGAATACAGGCTATGTCAAGAATGAGGAACGCAAGAACAATGATTGGATAACTGGTGAGTGCGATATCGTTGGAGACAACAGAATCATCGATATCAAATCCAGTTGGAGTCTTGCTACATTCCCCGCCCTGCCATCACTAGGTGAGGAGATCAGATACGAATGGCAAGGTCGCGCATACATGATGCTTTGGGATGTGCCTGAGTTCAGCATTGCTTACTGCTTGGTTGATACTCCCGATGATCTTATCGGATGGGAAGATCAAAGTCTGCATGATGTGTCTCACATTATTCCTGACTTGCGTGTGACCCTTGTTCACTACAAACGAGATCAGGCATTAGAAGACAAGATCAAATTTAAAGTTGATGCCGCGAGAGAGTATTACGAAAAAGTAATTCGCGAGATCAGCGAACAACATGAATTTTTTAACTTAAAGAAAGAAGCAAATGTCTAAAACAATTTACGAAGTTTCCGTCACCAATGGAAAGTATGTCAATAAGAATGGTGAAAGTAAGAATCGTTATCAGCGCATCGGCTCTGTGATCGATACAAAGAATGGACCAATGCTAAAACTGGATAGCACTCCGCTTATCGATGGCGGTTGGAATGGTTGGGCTTATCTGAACCCACCAAAGCCGAAAGAGAATGATGGCTTCCCGCAAGATGAAGATGCAGATGTTCCGTTCTGATAATTAAATTAACGAGGGGAAAACTTGAAAGCCAGTACCCTCACCTTAAAGGAGAAGATCATGGATTACCGCAAAATGTTTGACAAGATATTTCCAGAGTTCCCAAGAGTCAGAAGTACAGACCCAGTAACTTCCTTTGAGGCGGCTGATTCAATCAAGGATATAGCCCCACAGCACCACGATATTATTTTGGCGTGTCTCGCACAGCATGGTGCGCTTGGAAAGGATGGGATAGCCGCGCATACAAAGCTCGATGGCAGTCAAGTATCTAGGCGGCTGAATGAGATGAAGGCGCGTGACCTTATTGAGCTTACTGGTCGGACAGTCAAGTCAAACTCAGGTCGTAATGAAAGAGAGTGGCGAGTTAAGATATCAATTAGCAAGTACATGAATAGCATGGTTAATATGAATCTTCCTGTCCTCTAATCCAATCGTGCCGCCATTGATTCGCTTTGTCAGCATGAGCCAATCTTCTTTGTCGGCATACTGATTCAAGTTGTGAGTCTGCCAGAACCATCCTGCGGTGAGGCTCGCATACTTTGCTGTCCGAACCAAATCAGGATTGCGAACGAAGTCTTCGCCTAACGCTTTTCCTGCATGAAAAAAATTTGCCGCGCCAGTTAATTGTAAAAATCCTGAGCCTCGGTACAAGAACCCATCCCCTGATGCCTCATCCCTGTTGCCCATACGCGAGCCGTAAATGCGATTAGCAATCTTAACTGGCTGACGCTCGTACTGCGCGGCTGACTCAGGCGTGAAACCCCAAGCGCGTTTTGCTGTCAATGGAAAGAGCTTCAGCAAAGTTGCCGCACGATAGTTCAGATTCTCCTCAAGCACTCTGAAGTTGTTGCACTCATGACCACATTGTCCGAGCCAAGCGGCTTGCTGAATTGGCGACAGAATTCCGAAGCGTTCAAATGTTTCATTGAATGGGTCAGCCAACGATGGTTCAATCTTCAGTTGGCGTAATTGTTCAGGACTTACCATTTAAAAGATTCCTAACTTCATTGTAAGCATCAATGCAAGAGTTCAGTTGCAAAGTATTTCTGTCACCCTGCGCGACTATTTCTGCGATGGCGATAAGGGTTTCTCGCTCGGCATTAGAAGCTGTGTCAGTCTGTCCGTCAGGTTTGCTTCCTGTTTCTTTGCTATCTGCGGTGGCAATGGCGGGACTTGAGGCGGCTTGCTGACAACTTGCGGTTGGGAGGCGCACCCTGCCAGAACGAATAGCGCGATCAAGGGCAGACTGCTTTTGAGTGATGGCATTGGTTGCCTCCTGTAACTTGGTTGCATTGGTATTAAGTTGTTCACCGAGCTTCTGCTCAGTCGCCCTAGATTCCTCGTTCTTTTTTGCGATGGCAATCTTCATGTCATTGTCTCGCTCAAGCCATCCGTAATGATGGCCAACTTGATAAGTTCCGAACAAGGAAACAATCACTCCGACGATAAGCCAAGGCAAAGGAATTGGAAACATTAGTCAGCCTCGGTTCTTGCTAGAGCGATAACTTCCCGATCTGCATCTGATTCCAAATGTTCAGGCGGGGTATCTGGTGGCGGTGGCGGTGTCCAGTTTTCATCCAGTTGCGGATTCACGAATACTGGCATAGCACCGAATGGCTGACTTGGTAAGCCTCCATAAGCCGAAGGCGGGTTATAGGCTTGGCTGAAGCCAGAATTGTAAGGTTGGTTAAAACCGCCTCCTTGCCCTTGGAATGGCTGACACATAGGTTGGGATGGTTGCGTAGGATTAAACGCCCTATTAGCCGCCCCTGCCGCCCTCTTGGTCATTACCCCACCGATGCCGCCAACGATCAGCAGAACAATGTCGTTGAGCATCTTGGTATAGGCTTGGTCAATTGGAGCCATGCTCTTGATTGGCTGTGTCACGAAGGTCACAGAATACAAAAGCGCAATGACAATGACGCACAAGATGCAAGTGACCACCATGACCACAAAGCCCCAGACTCGAACTTCAAATTCTTCAGTTGTTAGCTTTGGCTTCTGATTGCTGTTCATTAACTTTCTTCTCCAAGATTGGGGCGACTAAGTATTCAGGACATTGCTGAGTGAACAAGCACTTCGGCTTCTGACATTCAGGCAAGATAAAGTTATCAGGGTTCTGACATGGATAGCGGTAAACATCTTTGCATCCAGTAAGTAAAAGCAAAAGCAGAATATATCTCATGCCATTACATCCACTTGATTGACCTTGACCCAATGTGATTTGATCTCTTGAACCTTTTGCTGTTGGTCAGCTTGTCGGTTCAGCTTCGCTAGATATTCCATGTTCTGCTGATGGGTAAGTCTCTGAACTTCCCATTGCATCTTAGCGTTTTGTTGATAAGCTGAGATTTTCATTTGCCAAGACCAACCTTTCCAAGCAACAGATTAACAATCCTATCCGACAAATCATCAGGCAAGAATTTAAGAAAGCCTAAAAAATAAAGAGCCACGCACCCATAGACAAAGATTTTTATGCACACATCAAATGTCTTTTGATATTCATTCACCGACCACACCTTCTTGTTTGCTGACAGAACTCCATCAACTCATAGATACCAATTACCACTAAGAACAGAACAAACGCAGAGACTCCAAGAATCACAGCCAACTCATTTAACTCTGCTTCTTTTTCTTTGGCTTTCTTTTCTGCTCTCTCTAATGCGCGAAGCTCTCTCGCATCATCAATGTCCATCTGATCTTGCCGAGCTTTAATTTTATTCCACACATCAATCTTGCCTGTGGTCATAAAGAGCATTTTCAATTCTTCCTCAAATGCTCGAGCTTGTTCCAAAGCCATCTCTATCTGAAGCGCAGTTCCCATATTGGAACCTTTGCCCTTCTTCGTTTCAATCAGGGCTTTAGTGGCAGTCGACTTAGCGTCAAATAATTTCCCAATCATTGGGGCTAAAGACCCAAGATCGTTAGCGACCGCACTAGCCTTCTTGACCATTGAGATGGCCGACTGTATCCCCGCTAGGGCTGTCATCGGATCAATCATTTCCGTTCTACCTTCTTCCACTCAAGGCAAATTACTCTGCGGTTATAAACATCACCAATCCATGTCCATCGGACACAGCGATATTCTATGGACGCGAGTATTACAAACGCAAGTAAACTCACGACCAGTACCAAATAAAAATTAAGATGCACCACAGAATCGTGATGACTAAAAGGACTGCCGCAGTAATAGCGACAGCCCAATCTTTCATGACTTAATGTGACTTACTGCCCAACTCACAAAGCCTCCAACGCCTGACGCTATTGTCATGCCCATCCAAAAGCCGCCCTTAGATTTGTTGGCAAGCTCGAGCAGTTCTGCAATCTGAGCTTCCATCTTGTCCATCTTCTTATCCATGTTCTGCACTCGTTCCCAAAGAACTCCGTACTTAACTGGATCAATGTCTACTGGCTCCATGATTTATCCTTATGGCTTTTCAGGCCATACAACTTCAAAGAATGTTGACATGGTGTCTGGCATATCAAGCAAGCTCTTTCGGTAAGCTCTAAATTCTTCTTGCTTTTCAGGAGTCAATAATTCCCACCTCATAGGATTCATTGAGTCAATATCTTGCACCAATAAAGCATCTCTGATTTTTCTAATTTCTTTTTGAGCATCATCAAAAGATAGATGCCCAAAGTTAGTATTTTTTCTAATCATTTAATTGCTCCAGAGCCATAGATTTGATTTGTATAAACTTGATTGCCATATCCAAGCGTTGCAATTTCGTATGCGTTTGGTGATACAGCATTTGTTTGCAATAGGGAAGCGTTCCAAGCAGAATAGATATTTACTGTCGTACCTATGCGAATAACATTAGAGGCATCAACTATAAAATTAAATGCCTGATCCTGTCCGTCATCAAATGCTATTCCGCGATTTGAAGATGTACCAATTAATTTCAAAGAACCATATTGAGTTGGAAGAGCTAGACGAGCATATAAATTTATTGAACCGCCTATTAGCTCACCAACCCTAGCAGACATCATTCCACCAGTAGTTGAATTTCCTGATGAAATTATAAATTTTGTGCTAGATAAAGATGTTAGTTTAATTCTTTGTTCGTAAATATACGATCTAAAATTTTGAACAATAGTAATTGTTGTTCCTGATATTGTGCAATATGCAACATAATCATTTGAGTTTGCATACGCAACAATAACATTGGTTGCATCAAGAGCGATACAATCTGATCTTGCTTGTGAGGCAACTGAAGATAAATATATACCAGTACCGACTGTAATTGATGTGCCTGATATGGTTAAAACAAGAGCACGAGGTGCTAAACCTAAATTTTGGCTATATATAAAAAATACAGAAGTAGATGATAGCTTTGTTGCGGCATGGTATGGATTGCCGCCAGAACCAGTTCCGCTTTGAACTAAAGCCTCCGTACCAAGCGCAAGAGTATCTCCTGTGATTGTTAATATAACAGAATAAAGATCGTTGTTAGCTCCTGTTGTATAGGTAAGCAAGCATTGAGTTGCACTTAAACTGACGGAAGAATATCCACCATTGCTTGCAAAACTTGATGACAATAATATTGATGAAACGAGAGTTGGAGTAGCTGTTGAATAATCAATAAGATTTGCAAATAAAGAAATTGTTACAGCATTTGTCCACTTGGCTGTCAAAATGATCCCCCTGTTTGCAGAGATAGATGTGATTCCACTTGGTGATTCAACTGCACCAAGTAATCTTGTTGCAACTCCAACTCTAGTTGATGCTGATGCTGTTGTTCCACTCAAAGACAAACTTTGAATATTGATTTGTTGTAGTGGAGTGAAATAAGCTGTATATGTTGTTGATTCACCGCCAACAGTAGGAACTGAAAAATTCTCTAAAGCTCTCCAAGCGGTATTGCTTGATGAGCCTGATGATGGGCTTACTGCTGAACCGATAGTGTATGTGTTAGCTGATAGGGTAAATCCCCAAATCCTATCTCCATCTGTTGATGCAACTTGTCCATATACATATCCACTATTTGCATCTTTGTGCATTACATAACATTGCTGAACACCATTTCCTGAAAAATAAGCATTGCTCACAACAGTATTTTGAGTTTGAAATGTTGGTGTTGTTCCTGATACTGTTATTCTTCTCAAACAAAAGTTAAGATTTCCAGCATCATAATAAGCTAATGTAGCGGCTGTTGCTGTTTGAGCAGATAAAGATGTGGATGGATTGGAACTAGCTAGTCCACTTGATACTGTTGCATTTGCAGTAATGGTTGTTCCAGAGATAGTTAGCGTTCTAGCATGTCCGTTATTTGCACCTCCTCCCGCCGCATGGCTCAAGCAAAGAGTTGCACTTAATGAACATAACCCATACCCAACTAAAGAATTAACAACTTGTGGAGTACCAATATCAACCAATGTTCCGCAAGTCAATGTAGTACCTGATACTGTGCAAACTCCTGCTGATAATTGAGATGTAGTTGTATATCCCGCAATGACAGCCGTAGTTGATGTCAAGAAGCTAAACTTAATTTTATCTGTGATGTTTGCGGCAATTGTGATTGGAGTTCCTGCTGTAATTGTGTCCCCTGATAAAGATAATGCACACGCCATCCATGCTGATCCGTTAGTTGTTCTCCAACTTACGATTGCGGATGTACTAGACAATCCAACTGCGGCAGTTCCAGTTCCGTCAATTGATGTAATCAATTGAGAAGAACCAAATGTTATTGTGCCTCCAGTATTAGTGACAACAACTCCATAAATTTTATTTGATATATCAGCAAGTTGATTAAAAAATACAATCACCTTAGAAGAGCTTAATCTCGCAATAGGTTGCAAAGAACTTGCAGTTGGCACATTAAGTGAGCCAAGGTTTAACGGAGCACTTGCGTATGGTGCAGTCAAATCTTGAATAGTCCACTCTCCTGCGGATGTAGAAATATCAGATGCCCAAATAGCACAGCTTTCATTTCCATTCAAAACAAAAAGGAATGTTCCCGCTGAGTTCTGAACAAACATCGGGAAGTTCCCAATGTTCTTGATTACAAATGTTCTGCCGATCAGAGTTGTTGCATTGGGTAGATTTAAATTTATTCCTGTCGTTCCGCTGACCAATAAATATCCACCCCCATCACTTGCTAATAAAGTGATTGCAGATGATTGATTAAGGATGCTACGAACAACTGTCTCTGCTCCTGCCGCTAACTCATACCAATCAGCTCCGTCTACTGGAGTGATGTTTAGATTTGTTTTCTTAGAAAGGAAACGAACATCGTTATAAGTTACAGACTGACCAACAAGATAAGTTGTTGATGCGCTGTAATCACCTTTGTAGTTCACCAATGCAACAGCAATCTCAGACGCAGGAATTGCCTCATTGATTGTTGGCAGAGCATCATTTAACTCAGTAGCGAAGTCAGGCAATGCGCCCAAGAAGGCATCACCGCGAGCCGCGAAGTTTGCGGGGTCATCACGACTTGGTGGCGTTGGCAGAGGAGTAATAGCCATTTCAAATTTCCTTTATCAAATCAAACCTTCAACTTCAATGCGACAGAAACTATGCGTAGGATACGCAATGTCAATGCTGAAGTCTCGATAGAAACCATAAACAATCAATGCTGAATAATCAGTATCTTCAGAACCAATGAACACGCTAGGAATAGAACGAATGCTAGATAGAATTTTCTGCACTCCGCTGATGCTTCCATTCTCAATCAAGAACTGTCCACTCATCCGCTTACTATAAGCTCGCTGAACGAATGTTGTCAATCCAGTATCGGGGTCTGTATCTTTGCGGCTGTAATCAATGATGCCGATTGTAGTTCCATGCTCAAGAGCCATCTCACCCAAAGCGTAAACAGTACCGACAAGAAATTCACCGATAGCAACATTGCCGCCAGAAGATAGAGTCATTGTTATCTGACCTCCTGAATATGGAGGTAAGTCAGTTAACACCACTTCAGACAATTGTTCAAATGGTTCAAAGAAGTACATATACCAATCAAGAATGATTGATCCTTCTAAGTCAATTGTCCTTGAATAAACTGGAGGACTTGCCCCGCCATCTCGCATAACGATAGTTACCGATTGACCAGTAAGACCAAGCAAAGCGACGCTGTTTAC